GAAGCTAAAGAAGTGAAAAAAGAATTAAAAAATAAAAAAGAATTCAAAAACGCTTTAAAAAATAAAAAAGATTCAGAAAATAAAACAAAAAAGAGTAATGATAGTTTGCCTCAACCACCTGCAGTAAGAGTCATAAAGCCACTTAAGCCTCTCTTCCATTTGCCTACAGCAGAAAACAATTGGAGAGAAGACATACCAGCTCGTACTCTGTTAGTCAACGATCGTTTACATCGTAGACAGCCTCATGAAACGGCCGCTTTAAAACGCCGTATTCGAAAAAAGAAAGATCTCTTGGAATCGAAGGATAATGGACTCTCAGTGAAAGAGTCGGCAAGTTTGTTGTTGGAAATTCAACAGTTAGAGAAGGTCAAGAAAGAACAGACCAAATCTATTCCTAAACAAGTTGCGGAAGTCAAGAAAGTTGAAGTTCCTGTACCAATAGTAGTTGATGAACCTACACCTGAAGTTTTTCTTGAAAGGGAAAGACGCCGTAAGTCAATTGAAGCGGCTAAATCTCTTAAGCAGCAGGAGTACAAACGTACCGTTAAAGAAAAAGCTGATAAGAAAAATAAAATTGATGCCACATTTGCTGGTACATATGGTGTTAGTAAATCGAAAATGAAGCAAGCTATTGGAGAAGAAGTGGAAGTTAAGAAATGGGTAGATCCCGTAGTTTTGAAAAACCACTCACGAAATGCTAGAGATAAGACTTTTAATGCAAATTCTTTAAAAAGAGAAGAGAAGTTGAAGAAGAAATTTCCACATCTTATCTTTCCCGAACGAAAGCCAGAAATGGTGGCACCCAAAAATGTCATTTCAGTTGAGGAAGATAGAAAACAGAAAGCAGCTTTCAGGAAAGAACAGATTCGTATTCGTGACTTGGAAAATGCTGCTGTTGTGGATGATTTGTTTGGGATAACTGATATCAATTCAGAAGCAGATGCCACTAGTTATATTAGTTTTTCTGTTCCTGAAGAGAATTTTAGTGTTCCTACGAATCGTGAGGAAATGCACAATTGGTTTCCATCTGGTTCAACAACATTTTCATTTTTTGAGAGCGTTTACTCAGATATTACGTCCTCTGAGCAGTTTAAGTCGATTCTTGAAATTCTCCCTTGTACTATAGACATACTTGCTTATTTCAGACTGTTGTATACCTGTAACACCGCAGAACAGTATGTCTTGGTAACCTGGCAATTTTTACGTGGTGTTTATGGTAGCAATAAAGAGATAATTGATAGTCTGTTGGATTCGGTCAAATCAACTCAGAATTTGTGGCCCGTGTGGTCGGAAACTTTGGGTGATACTACTGAATATTGGGCGGATAGACTCCAGACAATCATGGACTCAAAGTTGTTGACCACAATACGTAATATGTTGTTGAGTGTAGTTTCCTTTAGTCTTTTCTCAAAAGATTCGGCAAAAACCATTTCGAGTTATCTTGGGAAAGTACGTCCAGTATCACTTATGGATTTCTTTCCCATTCTTATGGATTGTATCTGTAAGGTGGCACGATTTGGTGAGGCGATGATGGCAGGAATTTCAATCAGCGACTATTTGGAAAGTGAGGACCCAGTCCAAACTGCCATAACCAAAATTGAAACTCTCTGTTCTTATGAGGAGAAAGATGCTCTCACAATTGGTTTACCACGTGATGGCTACATGGATGTTCATTTGTTTATCCAAGAGTTGACTGCAGCACAGACTTTACTTACACAATGTGTGAAGTTAGTGCGCAAGCATACTCCCAAACATCTGAAGATTTCGAATGCTGCTCTGAAAGCTACGTTGGCGTTAAGTAGAGTTAAGAACTCTCTTTGCGGCAAGGATCGAGATTGTCCTTTTGCTATCATATTGCACGGTCAACCAGGTGTTGGAAAAGGTGTTATTTTGCCAGTCTTTGGTCAGTGGTACAGTGAGATCATGGGGTGGCATCACACGACAAGTATGACTTTTCCGCGAGTGGCCACCTCAGATTATTTTGATGGTTATGATCCCTATCAGACGCATTACGTACAGTATTCTGAGTTGTTCAATATGTCTAAGAATCTGGTTAAGAAAACTGGTGATCCAATAGTTTTGGAAATGTGCACTATGGTAGACACCCTACCATTGTGTCTTGACATGTCTTCTGTGGAACAGAAGGGTGTCACATTTGCGGTTCCAAAGTTGGTTGTAGCTGATTGCAATAATCTTTTCCAGGACATCGATGAAACGGTTTCTAATGCTGGTGCAGTAAAAAGACGTTTTATCACTATTGAACAGGTTTTAAAACCCGAGTTTAGAAGTGTGAACGCTACCGGTATCAATGTTACCAAGAGCCATGAAATTGGTGGTGATATTAGAGATAGGTATCTTTTTACTGTTTCAAGATGGATTCCGCAGAACATGACTCAAGCAGTAGAGGATGTGATTGCATGTGGCATTGACATTTATGCGCTTGAACTCTTGATGAAAGCTCTTTATAAGAAACACCTGCGACAACAACATCTTATGAGAGAAGTAGTTAAGACACAGGAAGAGAAACGT